GTTGATCCATTTCTAGATGATTCCATCTCGAATATGGAATGTCTTTTACCTTAGTGTTCTGTAGTTGATTGTAACTGATACGATAATACCAAGGAGTTTTATGCCTATGATTACCTATGTATCCGTTATCTATATGAAAAAAATTTATGCTTTTATTCTGTATAATAGAATCAAAAACCCAGTCATCAAATGGGTGACTAAAAGCTAGATATCTACCTTCTTCTATTTCTTGTGAAGAACTAATTGTTTTGACATCACAATTAGCATACAAAAAAGAAAAAAGATGTCCTCTAAGTTTTTTACTATTTTCCGGAACTTGAAATTTATAATGAAGCATCTTCCATGCCTGCTACTCTTAACTTGACTACATTGGTGATCTGCCATTGTTTTTGGTCAAGTCCTTTAAGCAAGCCGAGCCATTTATTTCTCAGAAGTGCAAACTCGTTAATGATCTTTTCGTAGTCGACTACGTCAGCTTCGCCATCAACGTATTTTTCAACATCTCTGCTAGACAAAGCTCTTTGATAATTTTCTAAATATTTTTTAAAGAATGTACTTCGTAATCTGCGTAATTCAATATTCAGATAATTTAATATTGCTTCTATTTCTTGTAGTTGATTGAATCTGTGTTCAACTATACCAGGAAGTTCTGCGGCCGCACGTTCCACATTGCCTTTCAGCTTTGTCTCCGCACGAGCCGCAGTGAGTTCTGTTTCGAAGTGTTTTATTGCTTCGGGGATTTTGTTTATATCTCTCGCTACTTCAGAGTAATATCCCATTTAATCGTCCCAGTTCTCAGGATCATGATCATCATAATCTTCTGGATCTTCCATGTCTAAGTAATAAGATATGGCCGCATCAAGAAAGTCACAACTTCCCATAGCATCTCGAAAAGCAGTATCATCTGTACCAAAATCAGCACAAACATCTACATATTTTTCTGCTATAGTTTCAATGTGTTTTTTCTCGATACTGTCCTTAAAAGTATTCCAGATATCGACTATCATACTAGATTCCATTTTTACTCCTGTATCATTTCCTCGGGTTCTTCGACCTTGGTATTTACCTCAGCAGTCTTTTCTACTTGTGAATCCGACATGACCATATCAAGCATTTCACCATCCCAATTTTTGCGATACTCTTTGTGTTCTTCACCTTTGGAATCAATATACTTGAGTCTGTTTCCGTCTTTTACAAGAAGACCTTGTTTTTCAAATAGATCAACAAGACCACTGTACGGATTCATTCCCGTTTCATATGGAATCTTAACTTGTACGCCTTCAAAAGGTTTTGCGTAACGTGTTTTCATAACCTTACATGCGGCTCTAATACCACGTACTTCACTTACCTTATTGCCATCTTCATCTTCCTTTAGTTTAAGTTTTTTCATTGCTACAACTATTGAAGATGCGTAGATAAATCCTTGTCCACCTGATATTTTATCATCTGGATCAAACATATCTTGCGATGCGTATGTATGGTTGGTTGCTACAAGTCCTACGTTATGACTACCAAACATGTTTACACAGTTTCTAACAAGTGCCGTTAGTGCCTTGGGCTTTCTACCCATGTCACCTTTTAAGTCACCCTTACCAAACTGATCAACATCTGTTGGAGTAAGCAACATTCCTAAACTATCAATTACAAATAATACCTTAGGACGTTCATCTTCTTCCATTGTTTTGTAATCTGCCATAAACGTTGATACTGTTTTAGCTACATCATCAATCATAGACATGTTTAATTTTAACAGTTTAGATTCTGATGTATCTACATCAAGTGCGTGTAGCCATTTTTCATCAAGTGCGTTTTCTGAATCAACAAGAACAACGAAGATGCCTTGTTGTTGTGCGTGTTTTACAATATTACCCGCACAAAAGTAAGATTTACCTGAACCGGATTCTCCTGCGAATACCGTTACCTTGCCTAGCGGAACACCTTTGTTAAAGTCGCCGCTAACCAAATAATTTAATGCGTAGTTTCCTGTCGAGATCCAATCTGTTGGATCGTTGAAACCAGCACTCATGCCTGTTATAGATTTTGTAAGTGCCGTTCTAAATTTGCTAGGATCAAATGCCTTTGCCATATTACCTCCTTAGTATGCCTAGTGGGTGTTGCCACCCACTAGTATATATTTTTACTGTTGTTGTCTAGCACGTATCATGGAAAGGATGTCTTCAGCCTTACCACTTGTCGTTGCTGGCTCTTCAGCCTTTGGTGTTTCTACCGGAGCCTGTGCTACCGGAGTTTCCTGCTTTGGGGAAGCATCCACCTTAGGAGCAGGCGTACTTTGAGCTACAGGATCACCTGTTCTCGCCGCCATACCAGCTGGACGGAAATATTGTCCGAAACGATCCATGTCATATGCTTCGCCATCGACCGATGCTTCAAACATTTCCTTCATTACTTTTACTTCAACATCGGAAGGTTTCTTCGGAAGGAAGTCATTTAGGTTAAACAATCCATTTGCTTCGATTGCTTTCATTTCCGCATCACCTAAAGGACGCTCACGTCTTGCCCAACTTGAAGTTGAGTAGTCAGCATATCCGCCTTTGGTTGTTTTATTAAGACGGAAGTCTACACCAGCAGTATAATCTGTTGGCAGTTCTTCCATGTCAGGATCCATAAGAGCCTGTTTAATAATTTGGAAAATCTGTGGACCAATTATAAAACGTCTAATTGGATTTTCTGGAGTTGAATCCTCACTAAGAGCATTCTCGGTTACAAACCCTTGGAAGATGTAACTTCTTTTCTTCCAATACTTACGACCCATGTCTTCAAGACTAGGATCTTTGAACCAGCCACGAACTTCATTTAGAATTTCACAGCTATCACCATACATTTCCATACAAGGAATCTGTACCTGTACAGGACGACTATCTGTGTCGCCTTTTACACCTGCGAAAGGCAGTTTGATCATCAAACGTTCTTTCCAGAAAAATGTATTGGATTCGTCACCATCAGGAAGGAAACGTAGAGTTGAACTCTCGCCTTCTTTCATATTCCAGAATGGAAAAATTGCGTTGTCCCCGCCGGAGCTTTGAGAACCACCTGTGCGTGATTCTTGTTCTTTCAGTTTAGCTCTGATTTCTGCTAATGTTGCCATAATAAGCCTCCTTTAAATTAGCCTTTGTATTGTGCCTAAAAGTGTAGCACATGTTGCATATACTACACGATAATATTTATAAAGTCAAGCGTTTTTATTGACTTTTTCTGGTTTTTTGGTTATCTTAGTCCAGCAAGGTGCTGAATTCTAGCCATTTCTTTGTCTTGACCGGTAAGTAATTCGTTCATTACAACCGCCGCATCGTCTACAGCGGTTTCACCGTATTGCTTTTGGACTGCTGTCAATACCGCTGTTTCTCCTTTAGGAAATGAGTTTTGCGTATAATCATACATGCTTTTTACAAACTCATCGATCGGAATCTCGTTCTTTTGCTTCATTTCGTCACCCTTGCCTCCTGGACTTAGGTCAACAGTTGTAGCATCATCATCTGATTCTTTTTCATCGTCTCCAAACATAGCTGAAATACCTTTGTATCCAAGATATAGTACACCCAACACAGCCGCCGCTGGTAGAGCATATTGTTTTGCTATGTTTGCCAGTTCTCCTGCGTTTGGTAAACTAGGCATCATTGCCTTTATATCATCTACATCAGGAATCTTGTCTGCTAGTTGATTCGCGTAATCTTTTACAGCATCTATGCCATCACCTACTTTGTCAACAGCGTAAGCACCTGCGCCTACTCCTACTGCTGTTTTTGGATTGTTCTTGATTACATTACCTGTGCCTTTTGCTACTTTACCAGCACCGTCAGCCGCCTTTTTACCAAGTTCTGCCATACCCTTTTGTACTTTAGGATCTTTGACTTTACCCATAACTTTACCAAGACCCTTGCCAATCATCTTCAAAATGTTTTCATCAAGTTGTGCTTCTCCTATGCTATCCTTTACACGCATATCAGGTTTACCATATGAAGGATCATCGGCTTTTGACATATCATCAACTTGTTCTTCATCGATACCATATTTGTTCATTATAGCATTAATTGTAGAAAACATTCCGGCTGTTATTGGACTAACACCGGATTTGTTTGAAGTAAAGTCTGCGTAGTCATCTTTTTGCCAACTAGTATCAATCTCGTCCGTTGGATAACCTTTCATTTTGTTAAATGCTTCTACTTCGTTTTCTTCATAAGCATCTGCCATAATGCCTGTATCCAATGTAGCACGTATCCATCCTTGTGCTAAATCGTCACCATTTGTTCCCTTGTACTCGTTAAATTTGTTAAACCAATCTTGTACTTCTATCTCGGCCTGTTTCACTCCACCTTCGTTGGTTTGGCTGTCAGCTAGTAGTTTAGCCGCAGTGCCTTTGTCCATCTTGGTAGGATGTTTTTTACCTGAACCTTTTGGATATTCAAATTCTTTTTCACCCTTTGCCGCCGCATTTGCCGCCGCCATCTTGAAGTCTTCGAATGCTCTTTCGTATTCAGTCATCGGAGCTTCTTGATTAAATTTAGCACCGTTCACAATATCGTCTGCTGTTTGTTCAAAGTCATAGTTTTCTGGAGCCATGTCGCTAGGATCTCTATAATCCTCGTCGTTTACTTTATCCCAAATGTCAACATTATGTTTACCATACTTTGAAATGAAATCATCTCTTGACATATCAGCCGCATCGTCTTCCATGTCCATGACCATGCCTTTAACCTTACCTTCGTCCAAATCATCTGGACCAAGATCTTTAACTTTGTTTGCTTCGCTTACAAGTTTGTAAATGTACGGAAAGACACCTTTGAGATCTTCGTTAAACTGTTTAATTGTAAGTTCGTCAATCCAACTGTTTGAAACATCTTCTGGAACTTCTTCTAGCACGGTTGTTTCGAAGTTCTCGAATGCTTCTTTATAATGTGAAACTGACTGTAACGCATGTGCCGTTTTCTTTACGGCCTCAATTCTTTCGTTTACAACGTCTAAGTATCCTGCTAAACTTTCTGCCATTACACTTGAGCGATTCATGTAAGTCTTGAATTTTCTTAGCTTGGATAATTCTTCTGAAAGACCAATAATGTGTTTACCAAAATCATCATATGGATTACCACCTTCGGACACATGTCTTGTCATTGCTCTAGCACCGTTAAGATGCTTCATTGGATACTTAAATCTTTCTCCATTTTCGCTTTCAATATAAATGCCAGCAATATCTCTTGTTCTGCCTGCTGGCTGTTCATGATTGATTGGCTGTGTATGCTTTACAATCATTTTTGCTGAACCAATGTCTTGAAAACTGGTTCTGCTTGTTCCATATAGTTTTGATTCGCTCATTTGTTTCTCCGTGCTTAGATATTCATAATCTCTTTTGTCTAAACTGCTTTTAGTTATATCTCTTGTATCAAAGTTTAACATTCTTTTTTTAGCAAACTGTCTTAGTTCTTTCAAAAAAGCAAACCAATTGCTTTTTAGACTTGTGTCTTCAGAATCAAATAGTTTATTACTGTACATTACAGCAACACCGTTTTCATCTAAACTAATACTTACCTTTTTACCTTCAGCAAAGTCAAATTCAAAAAATCTGCCTTCTTTAGGCATATTAGTGATTGTTGCATCACCATCGCCAACTGTAACATTAGGGTATCTACCTCTAATCTTGTTAAAAAGTTCATCTGCTATAAAATCAAGGTTTTTCATATTAATATTTATCCTAAACCGCCTGTAACGTATATAGGCATAGGGGGCTCAAATGCCTCCTCACCTTCTGCTTGTGTAAATGAATTATATACTCTAGGATCCCAATCCTTAAGAACTGCCATCATTCTTAGAGCTAGTAAAGTGGCACTTACTAAGTCATCAGTTTGTCCAACTTTTGCTTTAAAACTGGTGCCCGTAGCAACAAAATTTTTCAATTCAGTGATAAGTGCTGAACTACATATTTTGATTTTGTCATTTTCAACCATTGTTTTTAGTCTACTACAAGCTGTAATCTTTGTGCTATGTGTAGTATTAAATCCTTTTCTAAACTTACGTACATGACCTTTCCGCATAGGTTCACTAATAAAAAGTCCTGGAATGTTTTCTTCTCCAAAATCGTTAATCACAATCAAAGCCGCTTCGCCTATAGCGTTATTTTCTACACTCCAATAAATGTTATTTCCTTGATTGGCACATTTATCTTTGATATGTTGACATATATCTTTTAATATTCTAATTTGAGCAGGAATCGGAGTTTCATTATGTCGCCATTCTGCCACTTGTTTATAACTTGGTACTTCAAATACTTGTATGGCGGCAAAGTCTCCTCCTGTACCCATACTAGGATCTAACGCTACGATATAATTTTCATTACCGTCTGGCACATCATACCAGCGTGTTTGACCCATATTCATTTTCGGTGCTGTTGATTCTAGATTAGAAAGTTTTATTGAATTTATAAGGGTTTCGTCATATACCAGAAATTCACAACCATACTCACGTCTAAATCTCTCTTCACCTATTCGGCCTATCTCTGCTTCACGCCAATTGTCATCTCTGTCAGGATGTTCATCCCATTTTGCTGTAAAACCGTGAAAGCCGTTTATACCTACTTCTTGCTCATTTCCGTTAACATCAAATTTATTTTGACTTTCTTTCCAAATTATAGCAAACGTGTCTTCATCTGACTTTGGT